TGGAACATCATATAAGTAAACATCTGTATTTACATTTGAAACACGAAACGGACTTGTTCTAATATTAAAACCGTTCATTGATCTTATGTGAAACTGATTTCCAAAATCAATTGCATACTCAGCTGTCTCAGTTGTTGCTAATCTAAGATCTCTTCTCATTTCAACTGTTGTAATGTTTGATGTGACTGATTCATGACTTTGATCGATCACCTTTAAAAACTTACTATACTTAAATCTAGCTCCATACTTGTTTAATTCAACGGATTCTGAGTATTTTGTAATATCACGTTGAACTTTTGTTGATACGAACGCTGCACTTGGTGCTAAATTCGTGTTATAATAGACCTTACTATTGGTTTCAATGAACAAATACTTCAAATCAAGTATTTCAGGGACAATTCCTGCCACTGAATACTTTTTCAAGTCTCTTTTTATGTTTTGTTTGACTAAATTTGGAACAAAATCACCATTTCGTGGTTTGATGCTGATAAAAACCTTTCCAAATTGTGGAGGAACAAGATCCTCACCACCAAAAACCGAAATTGACTCAGTTTCTGGGTAAATTTTATTCGGAATCAATACTTCAAAGTCATTTGCGCTTAATGCGCGGTTCTGAGTTGCATAAATTTGAGGTGCAAACTTACGAATTGAATCAACCGACTCAATAGACTCACCACCACTTGATGATAATGGAGTTGTTATAAGAGAAATACCTGTTGTAACGGCAATTTCAACAGAATTTCTAGTATAATATAAACTTCCAGCGTAATTTAATGCATTTACACCATTTGCTGCATCACCATTTGTTACAATATATGAAACTTCAATGACATTTCCATCTTGAAGTGCTTTTCCAAAGATACCATCACCAAAAATTAACTCATATTGCTCACTTGACACCTCTTGTAAGAAATAAATGTTAGAATTACCATTAATTATTGATCCAGAATCCTCATCAAACAGATTATCATGTCTTTGATACTTAATTGATACAGTTGAAGCAGCAGATGGTTTGACTTTTACCACTAAAGTATCTAAATCAATGCCTGTATTTGGTAATATAAACTTCTGAAACTTATTTCTTGATGAATATGTAAAAGTTTGATCTAAAACTGTCCCTTCAAACACTTCTAAATCATTAAATTCTGCGACTCCATCAAAAACGGGCACTGTTTTGTCTTCTGGAATATTAAAAACAAAAGATTGNTGCCCAAATGGAGCATTTACTGCTGCGACAGGCCCTTTTCGGAGTGTNAAATTNGATGGAGATGGTGTAACTGANGAAATATCTGCAAAAAATGTTAATAATGCCCTTGAAGATTTCTTTGAACGGGGCACATAACCAATATTTCTTGCTAATGCAACCACATTTTCACGCAAAGTTGCTGAATCGATGAAAACTTCATTCGATATCATGTTTGCATTGTAAGATGTGATGTAAGTATTATATGCTAAAACGTCTAAAATGGTTGATAAGTTAGATCCTTCAAAATCATAGTCAGTAAAATTAGAATTATTTTGTAAATAATCCTTTAATGACTGTTTTATCTGATCAAAATCGAGATTTGTAAAGTTTTTAAGTGTCATTTATCTTGTCGGCAGTAACACAAATTCTAATTGTTGTGGTGGAACATCAATTCCTACGATCTCATATACAATTGTTGCATTCATTTCGTTACTGTCGAAGTTTGGAACCACTGTAACTTCGATCACTTCAACTCTTGGTTCAAATTCTTGGATTGAAAACTCTATTTCGTCTCTAATNGCAGACGCTGCAACCTGATCTACGTTCTCAAATAATGATTTTGATATCTCTGATCCAAATTTTGGATTGAAAAACTTCTCACCGGGTTCAGTAAAGACAATATTACGGATTGATCTTGCAATTGCCCTCTCATTTTTTAAAGCCACAAGGTCATCATTCAGAGGATTAGTCTGAAATGACATACTTATGTCCTTAAATTCCTGTTTTACCCGTTCGAGAGGCATGTAGTTGTAATAGACCTATCTTATTTATCACGGTTTTTACTCATACAGTGGTTTAGGTTTCTCTTCGTTTGAAAATATCTCATTTTCTTCAACCGTATCACTCTTTTTTGGTGTTAAATCGTCGTTTGCAATCTCACGAAGCATCTTTTGGTATTGATGATTCGCAAGATTGTCTAAAAAATCGTGTGTTGCCATTAGAATTCGGGAATTTCTTCGTCTTTTTTACGTTCTTTTGCTGTTTTCCAGAAATAATTCTCATCATTTCCCAATCCATCACGATCATGACCGTTTTCGACCTGATAGTAAACCGTTGAAACCTTAAAATCAGGCATCGTAGGTTCTTCTGGAGTCAAACTATTGTCATAGATACGTGTTCGATTGTTTGGATAGAGGCAAAATTGCCCATTATCGAGTTCAATCAGATTATGAGACTTGTGTTCAGCTGGATTTTCACTGGTCGAGTAGTCAATCGCATCAGGATCTTGATGATAATTGTCAATCGTGCAAACATAAGTGCCGGTTTGCGTTCCAAAGTCTCTTGTATAGACTTCAAAATGCATTGATCCAATAAATTGTTTCTGAATTACGGATACACCATAGTCCATACAGTTCCAAAACTGTAAATTATGAAGTGTCATGTCCGGATCAGGTTTCTCAGGTGACGAGACGAACGCGGATATGGGTAGTTTGTCATACATCGCAGCATACTCAGGTAAGTATGTTTCAAAATAAAAGGCGCGACCGGGTATCGACTTTACAGATACCCAGACACCCCTGACAAATTCACCATGCCCACTCTTATGATCCGTCAAATATTCCTTTCTCACCCATACTTCGTAGGCAGGAAGGTTCGCAAAGAGGCAAGCCATATAAAATTAAGGATTGATATGTTTATTTATTCGAGAAAACGCGGTCGTTACTGATGTGGATTATAATAAGTTACTAATACTAATATTATAAAAAGTATTAGTAAGATTGCAAAGAAAGAAATAATCATTAGATTATCCTCGTCTTTTCATGACCGACGCGAATTCGAGGATCGCACCAGATCTCAAATCCCTTTTCCTGTGCATCTAAACAGAATGATACATCTTCACCGCACATATCTTGAACTTCACCAGACTCAAAGATTTGCATCTGAGGAGCAAACCAAGGATACTTAAGTTGTTCAAAGACTCCGTTCTGAATCATCACCCAACCAAAACCTGTGTAATCCACTGTGAAAGGTTTTTTACGTTTGCCCATTGTTTCAACAGTTTCATGATTCATAACTCCACCGTTCTTACGAAAATCATCCTCTTCTAACCAATGAGCAACAGAGGTGGTTGACCCATCTTCAGTTGCATACCAACCCGCAACAATACCGTTTAACTTAGAATTGTCAACTGTTACTTTCTGTCCTGTAATCTGTGTTTTAACATTACCTTCGTCATCAGTGACCAATTCACCTTTTTCATTCTTAACTTGGTCAATGACATCTTCTGTCTTCAATGCATCTGCAGGAAATGCAAGATCACATAGTTGCCAGAACTTGGCAGTGTCAAAAACAATATCACTATCAATCCAGAGTTGATAATCATATTCGAGTTTTCCATCCCAAGGAACTTGATTGGGGCCTCGTAAAACATTTGCTCCAAGAACTTTACATCGAGCAAAGTTTACCATTGATGAATAATCCTGAGATATCTGTATACTCATATTATTCTGAACCATGTCAAAACAAAGTTGAACAAAGTTCTTCAGAAAGATATAAGAGCATCCTCGTCCCGGAAGACAGAAAACAATCTTCTTTCCTTTCATTCGTTGTTTAATTGCATCGATGTCCCATTCAGGGCCTTTTGTTTTCGGTGCGACTGTTTTTACTTTAAATCCTTTTGCCATAAATGAAGATCACCTATACTAATTTTATCAGTTTATTTGTTGTTTGTCAATGTTATTCTCTTTCTCACACTTGAAATATATTCTTATCTGATGATACTTTTCTCTTACGTATTTCTTTGGTTCTGGTCTCTTATATGGATTACGCTTCTTTTGAATTTGGTCATGTTTGTGATACATAAAGGTTATACTGCACCTTATTTA